TGCCCCATTGCTTTAACTGGCACTTTATCATATACTCTAGTAGTTTGATCTTCCGGAAGCGTTCTAATTGGTTTTGTAGATTGATAGTTGTATATGTAGAAATTATTATCCCCAGTTACACCGTCTAGTAATATTGAGTCAACTACCTTTACGGTTGTTTGATCAGATTCTTTATATAGTATATCAATTTCTTTAAGCTTATAAGAACTAACGACGTTACCAATAGTGTCTGGAAGAGGTATAATTAGCTCTATATTATTTACATTATTTTCAAACCAATTAACGATTGTACTTTCAACAGCACTATCTTCTTGACCTTTAATGAAGTAACCTTTTTGTTTTGGTATAAAAGCTATCTGTGTAAAAGGAGAGATAATAGAATACTCGTTATCTTCAAATTTAAACCTATATGCAAATCTAACAAACTTTTCTTCTAAGTAATCAGGATCACCAGGCCAAGTACTAACGCTTGATTTGTCAGTCATAGTTGATGATAAAAAATAAATAGTATCTGTAGTTGAAACAGCTATAGTCGGCGCGTCTGAAATAGTAACAGTGGTTTGTCCTGGGGTTGTTGATACCACCGCGCTAACGACTGTTATATATTCGTTTGGCCCTATTGTAGTTGATCCACTTGAATCTGATCCTAATACAATCATACCTGCAACTACGTTAGTGTTTTCTGGAATATCAAACACAGTTGTTGAAGCAACACTAATAACATCTTCAGTTTCTTCTTTTATAAGAGATATAGGTTGATATGGATTATATTTAGCAACAGAAATATGGTTTTCTTTGTAGTAGTGAGAACTGCCTTCGTTTATCGCGGTTTGTACGTTTATTTTTCTTGGTTGGTTTCTATTGTCTGTCCAAAACAATAAATCCTCCATTAAATTAACACCAAAAATAGGGTTTTTTGTAGAAAAGTTAAGCCAATAACCTTCTAACAATAAATTAGTTTGATTATTTAATGAGTTATAAACTAATATCTGACAGTTAGCAGTATCTGGCGCTATCTCTTTACTATACCAGTCTGTTTTAAAGTAATAAACTAGAGAATTAGTGTTATCAACAAAATACCCTATTATCTCTCCAGAAGTATCATAAGAACTTGATGTGACTTTAGAATTACCTAATATGGATTCTAAAGCTCCTACGTCACCTGCTTCTGATCTAGAAACAGCTATGTTTAAAGCGTCTCTGTATTCGTTCTTTGGTATTAATCTATCATCTAAATCTTTATTCATTTTAGATGATATAAAACTATTCTTTACTTCTGCCATTTAATTTATGATTTTATCCACTTGGATTTACCTCGCATAACTTGAACAAATTCGCTTAGCTTGATATTAGATAATCTTATTTTAGCATTTCTTAATTTAGCACTTTTTTCTTGACGTAGTCTTTGAACTAAATACTCAGGTTGATTAATTCTAGTAGAAATTATAGCATGTAAAATATAAGCATACATAGCTTCTTCAGCCATCTTAGGGACTCTAGTATCCAAGTCGTAAGCTAAACCATCAGAAATGTACTCTAAAATGATCGTACGACCAACTAAGTCGTTTGAGAAACAAAAACTATTAGTTCTTTCATTGATTGTAAACCAACCGTTTATTTGACTAACCTCAGGTTGTAACCCATAGAAACCACTTTGCCAAGCAAAACCTTGGCCAAAACCTCCACCATATACATCAGCCCATACAGGTGATCCGTCTTCTAATTGATTATTTATAACACCAATACCATTAGTATTCCATCTTTCTTCTGTTATAGAACTTCCTTCTATATTGTTTCCAAAGCTATCTTGCATAGGTATACCTTTATCGTCTTGCAAAGGTATTTCTGTTGGATTGCTAGTTAAAGTAGTTGGATATATAATATGTTTAATACCTGACTGATCTATCCAAGACATGTTTACATAATTAACATAATCTTGAGGTATAGGTATACTTAGATTTGGTGGTATGCTTAATTCTTGTGATCTTACGCTTTTTAATGTATCATAGCTAAACTCTTGCATAGCTCTTTTAGCGAAAAATACAATATCTGTTCTTTTTGCAGATAATATCATTTTGCCGTCGCCAACATAAGCTACTAAAAAGTTGTTTACAATGTCATCTAACTTAGTATATGCATATGAACCATAATTCTCTTGTCTTGCAGATTCTATAAGTTGTATAATTACAACATCATTTATTGATACAGTAGAGACAACAACAGAACCATCTACTAAATTGTAATCTGTAAACTCTGTTTTAAGTTGATTATTTATAAAAACTTGATAGTTAGAATTTTGAACACCTTGTATAGTTGGCTTTAATATAGTATTTCCAACCCATTTTATACTAACATTGGTAGCGTTTGCACCTGAAATATAAGCCTGTTGGCCTGAGTAGTAATGTGCGTTGTTTTCTGTAATTAAACCCATTTGTTATTAAGATTTTGCGTTTTGTTCTTCTTGGTTAACCTGCTGAGCAGCTAATTGTATTATAGTAGGATCCTGAACTACTACACCAGCATATAAAAGTATTCTATTTATAACGTTAGTTTGCTCAGAAGTATTTATTTCAAAGTCTTGGGATCCTGTAGCTGTAAACTCATAATAACCATTGTTTGACGTAAAGTTCCAAATAACGTTTTTAGGTTTTCTAAGAAAAGAAGCTTTAACATTTTGATTTATTGAGTCTGGTTTTACGGTTATTTTACCACTTTCGTAGAGGTAAACAGGGAAGTTTTTACTCGGAGCTGTTAAATCAGATCTATCTATATTGTAAAATTCATTTCTTTGTAGTCTTTGTAACTCTATTTCATTAGTAATACCATAAACAACTGTACCTAGTCTATAAAAAGCAAACTGACTAGCAGTAGGAGCATCGTCATAAACTACAGTAGTACCTCCACTTAGAATATCAGTTGTAGGTAATCTAAATTTAGAAGTTAAATACGTGCAGTTACCCAAACATTTAAACGTTTCTATTTTGTCATCTATATCAATCTGTCTATTGCTATAGTCAAAATCTGCTTGTGGTACACGTAGCTGCTGATTTAAGTCGTCGAAGTATTGCTCAAATATATCGAGCTGAACTTTAGTGGCTGTTTTATTAAACTCATCTGGAGTCATATAACCACGTTGCTCTTTATTCAATATCAGCAAAACGGTTTTGTATACCGAGTTTACGTTTATAGCCATATCTGTTTTTTTTATTCAGAAAAGTTAGTAAAAATTAATCTAGATTTTGATCTCTCTAATTTGTCTATTTTTTCTATTAATAATCTTTGTAGTAAGTTTGGGTTTGTTTTTTCTCTATTTGCTAATATAGCGTAAACCATACAAGCGTATAAAGCTTCTTCAGCTAACTTTGGAATAGCCGCGTTTTCATCAGTGGTTAAAGCGTTTGACAAGTATTTTAATTCAAAATCAGGATCACCTACATTACCAGCGTTAAAAGTGATAACCTTAGTAGTATAATTTATAGTAAATTCATCATTTCCAGGGTTGCTTTCTACTTGTGAATATGTGTTACCATCTACAATTATAGATACGATACTAACGAAATCAGCAGGTAGAGCGTAAGTAGCTGGTAAAGATGCTTCATCTACAATAAATTGACTTTTTAAAGTTTCATAAGCAAATTCTTGTAAACATCTTCTAGCGTGAAACACTACTTCTGTTCGTTTTGAATCAGGTATAAGTTTACCTGGTCCAGTGTAAGAGATTATAAAGTTATTTATTATATCATTTAATGATATAAAAGCATTTGTAAGAGTTGTATCTGCCATGTCTATTATTTTTGATCGTTAACGTTTATTTGTTGTTCTTTACTGTTAGCTAAAGACATAACAAATTGATCTTTTGTCATCACTCCTGCATAACCTAGTATTTTATCTATCAATAAAGGTTGATCAGATTTGTGTATTTCAAAATCAGTAGAGTCTAAAGGATTGTAAATATAATGCCCTAATTCAGAATCTATATTAAAACCCCATTTAACATCAGCTGGAAATTTTAAATAATTCAAAACAACATCACCCGTTAGCGTTGGAAATAAAGTTATTTCTCCGCCTTCATAAATATAAACAGGATAATAAGATGTAGGTGCTGTTAATGGAGACTGGTTAGTTGTGTAAATCTCATATTGTTGTATTCTTTGAGCTTCTCTATTACTGTATATTACAGAACCTAATTCTTGAACAGCTGAAGTTGGTGTTACTTTTGAGTTAACTAAAGTTAAAGTTTCGTTTGTTTTAAATATCGATATTTTTTCATCTAACAAAGCCATTCTATCAGCATAAGCTAAAGATGTTTGAGGCATACCTAACAATTGATTTAAGTCATCAAAATATTGGGTAAATATTTCTTGCTGCGCTTGAGTAGCTATTTTGTTAAATTCATTTGGCGTCAAAACACCTCTTTTTTCTTGTTCTAGAACAACTAGAACAGCTTTATAAACTGAGTTTATGTTTATAGCCATTTTTACTTTTTTTAGGTTATTTACTAAAATATAGCCGACCGCTTTAAACAGCCGGCTTATATTGATTATTACATGTTATATGAACTTTTTCTCTATAGATTTAAAAATTTCTAATCCTTCATCTGTCTTAAAGAAAGCTGCCATAGCTGAATATGGGTGCTCATCAAAAGGAACAGTCATAAGTTTCTTACCATTAGAAGCCCAAACAAAAGTTCTTTGATCTGCTGATAGCTTTATTATACCTGCTTCAGTTGCTTTAATAGCAAAGTTTCTTAATTGTACATTTTCATCATTAGCTAGATCAATAAATAAATCTGGATTATTCTTAGCAAACATAAGAAGATCTCTTTTTATTTCTCTACTAGTCATCTTAGATACTTCAGAACCTACCTCTACTCTTAATATGGCCTCTGCTTGATCAATATCCATGGATTTAGCTGCGTTTAAAGCTTCAATCTCCATTTCTAAATATACTAAATCATCAGTAGCTTTTTCTACTTTACTAAACTCATAATACTTAACGTTTAGATAAGGGTGATAAATAGATAATAGTTTCTGTAAATTTTGTTTTTGTTTAGGTACAAATAAAGCACCATTTTTAAATATTACGTGACCAAGTGTTGATTCACCTTTTTGTTCTTCTACAAGTGGTGAATTTTGATTGGTTGCGTATCTTAATTCTTTTTGTTGCCCGGTTTTTTCATCGAACCACAATAAAGGAAATCTACCAGAATGTCTTGATGGTAAAGTAGCTGTTAATGGAGTGTATGGACCTTTTAAAATATAAGTTCTATCTTTAATCTCCCATTTTGGTTCAGCTGGTTCTACTTTTACTTGTTTTGTTTTTATAGGCTGAGGTGCAACCTCTGCTTTTACTACTGCTTTTTTAGCTTGATTTGCCATAATATAATAAAATAAAAATGTTAATAAAAGTAATGATTACCCCCGTTAATATAACGAGGGTAAAAATTACAGTAATTTACTCTTGTATTAGTCAGTAAACAATACGAAGTTGTTTGCTGCTTGTACACATAAACATCTTTCAGATAAGAAGTGTACTTCCATTGCGTCAAGATCAGAAGTATAAGCTCCACCAACAGATCCAGTTAACCAAGACTTCATACGTCTGTCATCGCTTTGAGATGCTCTATAACGTACGTGTAAGAATGGTCGTCTGATGTTAGTTCCTAAAATTTGATCATAAACAGTAGAAGTTCCAGCTGGTACTAAGATACCTTCGATACCTGAATCAGCAACAGCTCCTCTAGTAGATGCATCGTTTAAGTATTTCCAGTCAGTTTTGTAGAAGTCATAAGAACCTCTTCTGAATCCTGAGAAACCTAAGTTTAATGCCATATCCTCTGAATTTTCAAATAATCCATAAGCAACACCACCATTTGGTCCAGCAGATACTCCACCTAACATGTTGTCAATAGTTAAAGAAAGTTGACGGTTAACGAATAACATATTTTCTTCGATAGCTCCTTGAGTATCTAAGTTTTTAAGAATTTCGTCAAACTCAGTTAAGTCTCCAGCAGTAGGTGAAAATCCAGAATAGATATTACCTCTTGATTTCACAGCAGCGAATAAACCTTCAGTTCCTTTATACTTAACATCTCCAGCGATAGCAGCAACACCAGATCCAGCAGCAGCTTTAGTTCCTTCAACTACAGACATTTCTAAATAATCTTCAAAACGTAATCTAGTTTCAGACTCAGCTTTTAAATACCATAAATATCCTCCAGTTCCATCTTCAGTAGCAACTTCAACCCATCCAATCTGAGCAGCGTCAGATCCAGAGATAGCATATTTGTCTTTAATGATGATAGGTGAATTAGAGAACTGAGTGAAAGAAGGAGTAATTGACTTTATGTCAGAGTCTCCAGTTCCTTTTTGAAACTCAGAACCGTATACAAAAATCTTCAAGTCTGTATCTAATACGTTGAAAGTATCATCAAGATCAGCTCCAGTATAAGTAGCAACTGTAAGAGTAGCTAAAGTACCAGCTCCGTTGTTAACGCTATCTGTTACTAATGCAGTTACTTCTAGTCCGTTTGCAGGATCTAAAACTACGATAGTATCATTTTTAGAGATAACATTGTTTACTTGAGATGTTCCACCAGTTACAAATGTTAAAGTAGTAGCTGTAGCAACAGTTACTTCATTATAAGCAATATGTAATCTATTTTGTTCAGACCATACTACTTGATCAGAAGTCATAGGCATTTCAGCACCTACCATACGTAAGAATCCAGATAATGTTCTGTTTCCATAACGCTCTACTTCTTGTTCATAAATTTCAGGTAGATATTGTTGTGCAAAATCGTTTCCTGATCCATCTGTAAAACTTAAATAGTTGTCAGATAGTAATTGTTGTTTTTGACTCGGTTTAATTGAACCGAATGCGTTGTTTAATCCTGGCATTTTTAAATGATTTTAAATGTTAAATTTTTATTTTCTTTATTTTTAATTTCGATGAACTTAGAGCACCTTCATTTAACACCTTTACCTTGATACCATCTTTAAACCCTGTTTGAGGCGATTGCCTTAAGGCTTGACTTGGATTTTTTGAGCTATCTATAACTTGTTTAACAGCGTCAGCTTTTCCTTGTTCATAAAAATGATTAGCAATAGTATCGACATTAGCAGCGGCGTACATTGCCTTGTGATAACCCACTGCGTCTTTAACACTACCATCTTTGTTAAGGAACTTCCCTACGATGTTATTAATGTTTGACTGGGTTTCTGCAACTTTACTAGGATCCTTTACACCATACCTGAATTTCTTTTCTCCTAAATTGAAATCAAAACCTTTGAAATCTTGTGAGAATAGTTTTTTAGTTTGGTCTTTGAATAACTCATGTTGTTGCTCGGCTTTGCCTTGCTCTTCGTTATATCTATTGAAAAAGTCCACAGCTTTTTTTTGTTCTTGAGTTACGCCCGGTCTCAACTTGATCTCGTCGTAGTATTTACTCTTTGTTTCCTCCAAAAAGCTTTTGGCTTTTGCAACTTCTTCTTTAAATGCAAGTTTCTTCTTGCGTATATCTCTTTCTTCGTCTAGATCCTCATCATATGAAAAATCTTCAAGTAAGAGACTTAAGTCCTCATTATCTAAATAAGGTTTTGTTTTCTTGTAATACTCTTTAAGTAATGTATTGTTGTCAATACTAGAATAATCAGCGTTTAAACGTACGTAATCATCAATAGTACCACCGGTTTCTTCCATGAATGAAACTAGCTTTTCAACGTTTTCTGGTAAATTAATTCCAGCACTTTGCTCTACAATAGCTTGATCTAGCTGCTCTTCTAAAATCTCAGCTTCGTTCTGAGAAACCTCATCTGTTATTTCTTGAATAATTGGGTTTTCATCTTGAATGGAGCTTTCCCCTGATGATACTTGTTCACCCACTTCTTGTATAATTTCGGGTTGTTTATTTTCAACCACGTTTGCTGTTTCTTGCTCTGTATTGGCATTTTCTTCTGTTTTAGTTTCTTCAGTGTTGATAACAACTTTAGTAACGTCTTGCTCTTCACTGCTTTTAGATAAATCTACTTTTACAGGTTCATTTTTTTGTTTACCTAAATTTTTAGGTCTAGTCTTTTTACCTTTTAGAGAGAATTCTCCCTCTTGTTTTTCTTCTGACATAATATAATATAATTAAATAGTTAATGTTTGCTTTTATTAAAAGCCAAGCTTTTACAGTCCAAAGCCACTTAGATCATCAAATTCAGATGATTCAAAGTTTTTAGGTAACTCATCGTTTTGTCTTTGAGCTATCATTTTTGATTGTTGTGTAGCTTGTATTCTTGTTCTTTCGTCTTTACGATCTTCTATTTCAGCTTCTCTACCTTTTTCAGCATCAGCTTTTATTTTTGCTAATTGAAATTGATAGTTAAACTCTTCAGCCATTAATTGCTTCTTTATTTGAGCTTCAGTTTGCATTCTCTGTATTTCAAATTGAGATTTAGCTTGTTCTATATTTACTTTCTCTTGAGTAAGAGCTTGTTGCTTCTGAACTTCTGCCATAGCAGCTTTCTCAGCAGACTGTGCATTTGCTTGCGCTTGTGCTTGTATATTAGCTTGTTGATCAGCCATTTTTTGTTGATGACGTTTCTTTTTCTTAAGCTTTAATAGTTGATTAGCCATTTTTAAGTTTCTAATCTGTCTTATATCTATTACATCATCAAGATCTACACTACCAGTTTGCAATGCTACTTGTAAGTTTTGCTCTAGTTTAGCTTTTTCTTCTTCATCAGGCTCTAATTCTAAATATATACCAAAATCATGTAGATTTAAGTTTTCAATTTCACTAAGTGTTTGGAAGTTATAGTTAGATATACTTTGTTTTAACGAGTTAGCTGTTAATGGGTATGATAAAGAATCTGCTATTTTTAAAGAAATGTTTTCACATACTCTTAAAGTTAAAAACAACTGAGCTTGCATTAAGTGTCTTGTTGCTGTATTAGATGCGTTAACTGCCATTTTTTGTAAACCTAGCAAAGAATCTTTATCTGGTGTAGAACCATCTCTTGCTTCGTTTAAACCAGTAACATCTCTTATCATCTGTAAATAGTACTGATAAGTACCTATTAAACTTTGTATTTTAGCTTGACCTGATGATGAAGCTAATTCTTGAATAGGAACTTTACCTGCATTCATACCTCCGTCTTGTGTAAGTGATCTACCTACAACACTACCAGTTTGAAAATACATATTAAGAGCTTCCGCTGGATTGTAACTTGTACCATTACCTAAATCAACTTCAGCTAAACCATCCATATCTAAGAACACACCATCTGGTACTATTCTAGACATAACTTGTTGTAGTTTTAAATGAGTTAACTGAATCATATCAGCAAAACCAGTTATTCTACTTACTATAGACTCTATTCTACCTTTGTAAATTCTAGGCGCACATATAGAGTAATTCATTTCTACTTTTGTTGTATCAGCAAAAGGTCTAGACATATTCTCAGCAAGTTTCCACTCAAGCATATGATTGTTACCTAAAACCTTAGCTCCAGTGTATAAGACCTCTATACTTCTGCTTACTCTTTCAAAGTTGTCATTAGAAGGTGGATCAAAGCTGTCTGTTTTTTCTATAGCTTTTTCTAATCCGTTATCTGTTGTTTTTATTTTAAACACTTGGTTCATATAAGTCTTGTATTCGAAATACATAACTTGAACAGTGTTTGAATCATAATTACCCCAACCTGTTATATACTGAGAATTACCTGGCATTTTTTGTATAGCCTCTAATTCATCTTCAGATATATGTGGAAACTGTTTTTTTAATTCAGATATAGTTATAGATTTAACTTCACCAACATAATATATGTCATCGAAGTTAGGATCTTCAGTGTATGAATAAACCATATAAGCTGGATCAACGTAATCAATAGTTACTCCG